AAAATAAATATCATATACTTCATAATTATAATATATATTTAATCTTTAATTTAATTTTTTATAATATATAATTTAATTAAACAAAATATATCAAAGGAGAAAAATCTCCTCTGATATAATAATATTTAATCGCTTACTAATTTTTGAATATCTATTAAATAAGAATATAATCCAGAAGTACCAGCATTATCTTTTGTAACTAATATATATCCATCTTCTGTACTATTAAAATTAGCAGATGCATAAGGTTCTGGATTAGCTATATATACAATACGAATTCCATTGATATAATTACTAGAATTTCTATCTTCTTCTGGTACTTCTAATATATTAACAGTAGTAAATATACTTCTAAATCTTGTTCCTACAACTCCTCCAAGAAGTAGAATATATGATTTATTAGCTTCTATTCTGTATATATCAGAATATGATACTGTATCTCCTCCCCATCTCCATTGTTGCATATATACATATCCTGATGAATCATCATATGCAATTGGAGATATTAAACCTGGAAAACAATTAATTTCTACTTCAGAAAATCCATCTAAATTATAACTAGAAGCATTAAATGTACCATTTTGATCAAAATATTGAGTTCCTAATATGTATGGATTTATTTGATCTATACTAGTAATAAAATCTTGAGGAAAAGATAATGTATTATTATTATTTAATTTTTGACGTATTTTATTAGCAATAGATGTAAGATCAGAATCTAATTTTTCTGAATCTATAAAAGAATATATTGACATTATTTACACCTTATCTAAATTATTGATTATCTGGTATTATTAATCTAGTTTTAAATAAATAGCTTGGTATTCCAGATACGCCTTGATTGTCTTTTTGTATTGTTACATATCCATCTTCTGTACTTTTAAAAGATTTAAATGTATATGGTGATGGATCATTTAAATGCTGTATACTAATACCTTTTACAGTAGCTGCTTGAGTATCATTTATATTTATTGTACTAAACATAACTCTAAATCTAGTTCCAACGATAGATCCTATCATTATTATATAATTAACATCGGCTTCTACTTCATATATATCAGAATATGATACTGTTGTACCACCTCTTGTCCAAGTCCCATTTGAAACATATCCTAATGAATTATCAAAATCAATAGGTGCAATAATACCAGGATGAACATTTATTATTATATTTGAATATCCATCTAAATTATCATCCTGTGCATTAAATATACCATTTGATATAATATTTTTAGGACCATTTATAGTATATGGATTTATTTGATCTATACTAGTAATAAAATCTTGAGGAAAAGATAATGTATTATTATTATTTAATTTTTGACGTATTTTATTAGCAATAGATGTAAGATTAGAATTTAATTGATCACCATCAACAAAAGCATCTATAGCCATTTAATATTCTCCTCCATTCCACACTGTTAGAGATAAAAGATTTATAAGTTGTAACATTTGATTTGCTGTTACTGTAATTTCTTCTTGTGTATTTTTTGCAAGAACTAAAGATGATGAAGATTTTTTATTTATATCAGAATCAATAGAAGAAATTTTAGTTTCAAGATCTGAACCATCATTAAATTCTACAGACTCTGCTTTTGTCCAATATGATAGTGGTTTATATCCAGTACCAGATAATAGTATATGTCGTTTTACTTTTATATAATTACTCATTTAAAAATACCGCCTCTGAATAGTTGTTTTTAGTATATTTTATTAATGAAATTTCAGAGATTATTATTTAAAAGTGGATAATAAAAATATTTTTTTAAAATAAAATAAGGAGAATCATATGATTCTCCTTATTTTTAAAAATTAATTATTTATCATTCCTTCTATTGAATAAAGATATGATTTTAATCCAGATGTAGAATTTGAATCTTTTGTTATAACAATATATCCATCATCTGTAGAACTAAAATAGCTCCCAGTATAAGCAGATGGAAATGATAAATTTATAATATTAGTTCCTTTAGTATTACCTGATATTGTTGTTGGCTCATGTGTAGTAAATGTAGCTACAAATTTATTTCCTATTACATTACCAATAGCTACAAAATATGTTTTATTTGCTTCAACTTGATAAATATCAGATCTATATTCTCCAGAAGATCCATTATAAATTCTTGTGCTATTGGCATATATAGATGTATTATCTTCTATATATGGACTAATTAATCCTGGTCTAATATTAGCAGTAATAGAAGAGAAACCATCTAAATTATCATCAGAAGCATTATATGTACCATTTGATATTAATACTTTTGAATCAAGAATAGGATTAACATTTACTGTTACCATATTATAACCATCAGCTCCATCATTATTTGGATCATATGTGCCATTAGTATTAATATTTTTAGGTATTAATACAGATGAAGATCCACCACTAATTCTATTAATTTCTGTAATAAAATCATTAGGAAATAATAATTTTGTTGATGATGGTAAATTTCTTTTATTTCTAATAGTATCTGCTATAGAAGTAAGATTAGAATCTAATAAATTACTATCAATAAAAGCATCTATTGCCATAATTAATAACTTCCTCTTGTCTAAGTTATAAGTAACAACAAGTCTAGTAAGGATTTAATTTCTATAGTAGTAACTGCTACTTCATCTTGAGTATTAGATACTAATACTAATAATGTATCAGATTTTTTATTTGTGTTAATTCAGTTTCTAAATCATTTTCATTACCTAATTCTATAGAATCACCTGTTGTACAATATGATAGTGGTTTATATCCAGTACCAGATAATAGTATATGTCATTTTACTTTTATATAATTACTCATTTAATTACTCCACTTCTATATATTTTACGCAATTTTATATAAGTAATAAAATTAAATATTATATAAAAGTGGATAATAAATAAATAGAAGAGGATATTATCTATCCTCTTCTATAATATTTTTATTTAAGGCTAAATTTATAATTTTGATTTTCAATATTATTTAAATATATAATATCAAATCTATCTGATATCATATTATATCGTCTTCTTAAAGAATATAAAATTTTTTCTTCAGATAATTTATAATTACATATATTAGCTAATTCATTTGCACATTGAGAAAATGACTTAAAATCATAATATTTATCATTTTTATTATCATAAACATATACTGGATTCGATAATTCTTCTTGATGAATATTTAAATTTTTTGTACCATTTATAGATATATTACTATGATTTCTATTTTTCATCTGCTCACTTTTTGTTACATATCTAAGATTTTTATAATCATTATTTTTAGAATTTCTATCTATATGATCTATTTCATATCCTTCTGGTTTTTCTCCAAGAAAACATTCTGCAACTACAGAATGGATCATAATTCTTTTTGTTTTAGATTCTGGAGTTCTACCATTTAGGTGAACAGAAGTTTTATAATATCCAGTTTTAGAATGATGCATATCTAAAACTATTTTAGATTCTTTTCCAGTTTTTACATTTCTAAAAATAGTTCCATTTTCATTTACTTCATATTTATAGTCTAAAGATCTAATTTTTCTAAATTCAAGTTTTGAATTATCTTTATTATTCATACAAACACTCCTTGTAATAATTATTACAAGGAGTGTTAAAATAATAAAATTTTAATTATAAATGTAATACTCTTTCTTTAATTTCTTGAGTTCTTCCTGCATTCCAGAACTGAGATCCAAGATAACCACATGTCCTTCTAACAACAGTCATTTTTCTTTGATCTCTATTACCACACTTAGGACACTGCCATACAAGTTTTTCTCCATCTTCTACAATTTCAATTTCACCATCATATCCACAGACATGACAATAATCTAATTTTGTATTAAGTTCTGCATACATAATATTATCATAAATATACTTAATAACTTCAAGTACAGCATCAATATTATCTTGCATATTGGGAACTTCGATATAACTTATACACAAAAATAAATTATTTATTTTAAATTAATATTAAATAATTTTCTATTAATTTTATCATTTACATATTTTGAAATTTGTAAGCCTCTAGAATAAGGAATTGTTGATATTATATCTATTTCATTTTTTGAATTTGTTATATTTTTATATTTACCAAATAGCATTTGCTCAGCGATTAATCTAGCAAATACAGCTTCAGAAAGAAGTTCATAAGATCCTATATAAAATTTATGATCCTTATATCTAATTTCTGCTATAAATTTTCCTTTTCTATTCTTTCGTGTTTCTGGATAAACTCCTACAAATCCTGTTGTATTGGTTGACATATATGATTTATTTAAAACATTTTCAGACTGTTTACAAATTCTAAGATTTGATTTTCTATTATTTAAAGGATTACAATCAATATGATCAACAACATAATTAGGATCATTGCATTCCATAATTAATCTATGTAATAGTATAGTTGGATTTGCTTTTGTACAATTTCCTGTACAAACATGGCCATAGGAAAATCTCCATTTATGATATTTAACTTTTTCAAGATCATCTATATCTATTATAAATTCATTATTTTTATATTGATCTTGAGAATATAAATCAAATATAACAACATTTCCTTCTATTCTATAATCATTAAGATCATTTTGTGTTCTAGGATTATTATCTAGAAATCTTCCATAATCTATTAATTGATGCATATGCTTACTACATAATTTATATCCATATAATGAATATATCTTATTTTTATTTGGATATTCTCTTCCACATATATCACATTTATAAATCATAATTATTAATTTACCTTCCGACTATCTCTTCCATGGCTTCCATTATTTTGGACTGCTCTAGGCCTTGCACTTCCAATAGTGCTAATCTCTATTGTACATGGCTACACTCATCACCATTAGTCTGTACACCTTCTTTTTATTTATAAAATAAAAAGTTTGGCACGGTATTGTCTTAAAATATATTTATTTTAAAGAGTTCCACCGTTAGCAAATTATTATTTTTAATAATAATTCACACCCTTTTTGCATAGGTTCACAAGGTTTAAGGTGGCTGTTAAGGTATATCAAAAGTCCCAACCACCTGGAGATAATTTCTGAAATTCTGATTCGAATTTTAATTTATCAAAAGCATTAATCTCTTCACGAACATTTATATGGTAACTGTTCGTTATGTAGTTATATGATGTAATACCATCAATAATGCCAAATCTTTTTTGTAAACATTTAGCAAATTTATAGGTAGTACTTTCAATTGGAGATCCATAAAGGCTAAAATCTACATTTTCTTTAGTTTTCCATTCTTTACATTTGTCATTCATATATTGCATAACTTTAAGAGCAAATGGTTTAGCTTCCGGATCTGTATGAGATTTACCAGTCATATATTTTACACATTCATAAAGACCAGCATATCCAAGTGAAATAGTTGAATATCCTCCATGAAGAAGTTTATCAATTTTTTCTCCTTTTTCCAATCTAGCAAGAGCTCCATACTGCCAAAGAATTGGTGCAACATCAGAAGTTGTTCCTTCCAATCTAGTATGCCTACACATTAATGCTCTATAACAAAGCTCAAGTCTTTCATCAAAGATTTTCCAAAATTCATCAAAATCTCCTTTAGAAGATAATGCTACATCTGGAAGATTAATTGTAACTACACCTTGGTTAACATTTATATTTTTACTATATATCACTATATAGATTAGACTATCTCTTCTATTCAATTATGAATAGCGATGCACTTCGGATAGTGATAAAATCTATCCTACAAGGCTACATTCATCACCTTTAGTCGTTACACTTTATAAGCATTATAAATAATACTTATCTTAGCACGGTATTGTCTTAAAATATATTTATTTTAAGAGTTCCACCGTTAGCAAATTATTATTTTTTAATAATAATTCACACCCTTTTATCACAGGTTCACATCGTTTAAAGACGGCTCGACCAAGTAGTTAACCGTCCATAATACTTAGGTTTATTATTTTCATCTACATATGGTGTAAGAAAACTTCTACATCCCATACATGGATAGCAATTTCCATTACCAAGTTTATCAATTTTATATTTAAGCATTATTTTTTCAGAAATATAATCTGGTACCATTCTTTTTGCTGTACATTTAGCAGCAAGTTTAGTAAGATACCAATATTCTCTATCTTCTGAACAAGTATATTTATCAATCACAAAAAGAAGTTTAGGAAAAGTAGGTGCTGTCCAAGCTCCAGATGTATTTTTTACACCTTGAGTTCTTTGAATGAGCATCTCTTCAATAATCATAGCAAGATCTTTTCTTGTATAATCATCTTCAACTTCATTAAGATACATTGCTACACTTACAAAAGGTGTTTGTCCATTAGTAGTAAGAAGAGTTAAAATTTGATATTGAATAGTCTGAACACCTCTTTTAATTTCATCTTTAAGACGAATATTAACAATTTCTTCTTTCTTTTCATCAGAAATATCAAGTCCAGAAAGTTCAGTAGAAATTTGTTCTCTAATTTTTCTTCTAGATACTTCTACATAAGGTGCAAGATGACTTAAAGTGATTGTTTGACCACCGTATTGATTACTGGCAACTTGGGCAATAATTTGAGTTGCTATATTACAAGCAGTATAGAAACTTTTTGGAGTTTCTATCATAGTATTAGAAATTACTGTTCCATTTGCAAACATATCTTCAAGATTAATTAAACAGCAATTATACATATGCTGTACAAAATAATCTGAATCATGGAAATGTATAATACCTTGATTATGAGCTTCAACAATATCTGGAGGAAGAAGTTCTTCTTCAGTAATTTCTCTAGAAAGATATCCTGCCATATAATCTCTAGCAGTAGAATTTACAAGTGGATCTTTATTGCTATTTTCTTGTTTTGCCTCTTCATTAGAATCATCCATTAATGACATAATTTTATCATGAAGAGGATTTCCTTTTCTCTTAAGCATTCTTTGATATCGATAGATAACATAATTTTTGGCTACTTCTCTTGCTCCACTAGCCATAATTTGATTCTCTACCATATCTTGAATATCTTCTACATTTACAGCATGAGTCATTTTATTACATTTATAACTCACATAATCTGTAATATCATCAATTTGTTCCTGAGATAATAATGTTCCATTGTTTGTTGCATTATTAGCTTTTGTTACTGCTATTTTGATTCTATTTGAATCAAAATCAACTTCTGATCCATTCCGTTTTATTACTCTCATAAAAACAGATATCCTCCTTATCAGAAATTAAAAATATATAATGTAATAAGAAGTTGAGGTAGTATTTATACCTTAACTTTTATCTCTATTATTCATTCCCTCCCATAAAATAATATTTGAATAATCAGGATACAATTCTCTTGTTTTTTTCATATCTATGATTCTTTGATTTTCACTTCCTCTAAATCGTAATGAAATATTTTTTAATTCTTCTATAAATTTTCCATCTACTAATATATCAATATTATCTAATATTTTATTTGTAAATTTTGTATATTTTTTACTTTTTAATTCTTCTATCTTATATCCAGAAAATAACCATATTGATTTATTAAAATTAAATATATCTCTAATCTTTTTAATTAAATTATATACATATTCTTGATTTTCTTCTTCCATTGGCTCTCCACCAAGAATAGTAATACCATTAATATAAGATTTTTTAAGTTCATCTATTATCTCATTTTGAGTATCTAATGTATATTTTTTACCATAATTAAAATCCCATGTTTCTTGATTAAAGCATCCTTTACAATGATTCCTACATCCAGAAACATATAATGATATTCTTACTCCTGTTCCATTTGATATATCATATTTTTTTATATTAGCATAATTCATAAAAATATCTCCATTACAAAAAATTAATACAAAGTTCAACCTAAGGTCAAATTAAAAAAAATAAAGGGAAGAATAATTCTTCCCTTTTTTACTAAATAATTTCAAATATAAATTTATTATCTTCTAAAGTTTCAATAATATCTAAAAATTCTTTCTTTACTTCTCTTCCAATTTTATATTTATCATCTATTAATTTATACAATAAATCTTTCAATTTCTTTTTATTTAATTCTCCAATAGCAAAATTATAACAAGGCTTATATATAGCCACAATAACACTCATAGTTACTCCTTAGGTTATAATTATATCTATCCTATCAAACAATGTAATACAAATTCCATCAGTATCTGCTATATTATATAACGGTGCCCATATAACCATTTTCAATGGATTTCCTTTACTATCATGCATATGATTATCATAAATCTTTTTACATTTATCAACAAATCTTTCAGCCCATTCAAATGGTAATCCTGAAATCTTATTATCTATAAAACCTAATATATCACATACTTTTCCTACTAAGCCTTTACATGTATTTTTTCCAAGCATTTTTATATTTACTGGAATAATATCATCATCTCTAATAATATATGGATTTAATAATCTATAATCATAAATTCCTCTAAATAATTCATTAATCATTTGATCTTTTATTTCTTCTGGAACACCTTCTTCTTCATCGATAGTTCCTTCTAAAATATCATAATCAATTTCAATATCAGATGGAATAAGCCCATTATCTTCCCAACCATCTTTTCCTAATATAGCAGAAATATCTGCAACAAGAGGAATTACTATTGTATTTCTTGGATAATATTTTGTGACAAAATCTTTAATATTATCAAACTCTGTTAACCCTCTCTGATAAAACATACCAGAGGAGGCATTAAGTTCCCCCTCTGGTTCATAAAAATCATATTTTCTTCTAAATAAAAATTTCTTTTTTACATTTGCATTAAAGCCATATGTTTTTCCTTTTTCAATTATAAAGTCTTCATGTTTCATATAAATATTTCTCCTTTCATATATGATATTATAACTTCATTATTATAATATCTCTCTGAAAGGAATTTTTAGTATATATTTATACCAAACACTTTTTCTATTTCATCTTTAGCATCTACTATTTTTCTATAATCATCTGGACTTATAGTATTTAAAGAAAATCTTCCTTTAGTGCCAGATTCTTTAAGTTCGTTGCCATAAAGAATTAAGATATCTTTAATTTCATCATAGTCCATAGTATTAAGAATTCTTAGAATAGCAATATTTACAGATGAATAAACATATTGTTCATTATAATCATCAAATTCATCAAATCTATCAGTCATTACAGCACAAAATAGATTAGTAAGTTGATCTTTAAATAATTTAGAGAAGATTCTAATAATCATATCTTCATCCATAATATTTCTATCAATATGCTGCATTGCTCTTACAGCTCTTCTAATATTTCTTCTTTCATCAGTAGAAGAATATCTATTAATTACAATCCAAAGAGCATTAGATTCTACTAAATCTTTTGTTACAATATTATTTACTGCTTCTCTATTCATTTTAAGTGCTAATTTATACATAAGATTAGCACATTCTTGATTATAAATAGCGTTATTAGATGGATTTATCATATATGCTCGATATACTCTATTAAATCTATTAATATATTCTTTAGTAAGATTTAAATTAGTAATATCAAATGCAATAAGAAAATCTTTATCTGTAATAATTTTTAAACTATTAGGATTTTTATCTACTGCAGATGTAAGTAATTCTGTAATATTATTAATAACAAAATTACACATTTCAGTATATCCATATTGGGATATTCTATTTTTTATAGTTATAAATAACTGATATAGATTATATGATAAATTAGGTCCTGTTAAAGGATTATCTATAATATAATTCTTATTGATTTTAAATGTAATATTATTATCCATTTTTATCATCCATATTTTCTATTAAATCATCTATTTCATTTAATCTAAATTTCTTTAATAATTTTTTAATCTTTTTATTTAATTGGTTACTATCTCTAATAAATTTATCAATTCTTGTATAATGATAGAAATCTAATTTTTGATTAGATTCTGTAGTTATTGATTTTTGATCTTTAATCATCCATTCTACATCATCATCAAGATTTGGAAAGAATATATCTGCTTCTTTATCACATTCATTTTTTGTTACATATATATCATTTACATAAGACATAAATTGATTATATATAGATGCTCCTCCACAAATAAAAATATCTTCATCATATGCAAGTTGTCTAGCAAATTCTATTGCTTTTCCTATAGAATTTGCATATAAAAGAAGTGTTTTTCTTTCATTAGTCTTTGTACTAATAATCCCATCTATTGGAAAAAGTCCATCTTCAATCATATTTTTTATATAAGCAAAATTGTCATTTTTAATTTTAATATCATGACAAAAAGAAGATTGATCTTTAGACTCTTGAGGAATATTATTAATATCTCTACTAATAACAATATTTATTCTTCCAGGCAAAGGAGCTTTATTTGGAAAAGATTTTAAAGTATTATTACCATAAATAATTACTTTACCCATAGTTTTTTCTTTAAAGAAATCCATATCTTCTTTAATATGGCAAAGAAGTTTATTATCCTTTCCAATACCCCAATTTTTAGTTACACTAACTATAGCATTCATATATAAGCTCCTTACACTGCTACAGGAATATTTTTAATCTGAGGTCCATGCTCATAATTAATAAGTTTTACATCATCTTTAGTAAAATCATAAAAATTATGAATATCTGGATTAAGCCAAAATTCAGGAGCAGGATATTCTTCTCTAGAAATAAGTTCTTTAATAATAGGAATATGTCTATCATAAATATGGCAATCTGAAATTACATGAATAAATTCTCCAGCAATCATATCACAGCATTGAGCAATCATATGAATAAGTACAGCATATTGACATACATTAAAAGCATTTGCTGCTAATACATCTTGAGATCTCTGATTAAGAATTGCATTAAGAATTAATTTATCAGATTTTTTATCTTTAGTAACATTAAAAGTCATAGAATATGCACAAGGATATAATCCCATCTCATAGAGATCTTTAAAGTTATAAATATTAGTCATAATTCTTCTAGAATACGGATTATGTTTAAGATCCCAAATTACAGAATCAATCTGATCTAATTTAAGATATGCTTTTATATTAAAATCTTTATATTTATCTGATCCCTTAATATCAAGACAATCTTCTGCAGAAGGATAAATAGATAAATCTACATTTTCATTCATATATTTAGTTATGCTATCATAAAAAATTGAAGCTGTATTATCATTAAATTTTTCTTGAGCTTCATATCTAGAGATTTCATGATGAATATATTTTTGTCCAATCTGATATCCATATGCTTTACCAATAGATCCAGATTCATCTGCCCATTCATCCCAAATATGACTTCCAAGATCATTAATATTATTAGATTTTTTCTGCCAAATCCAAAGAATTTCATCAACAGCAGTTTTAATTGGAACTGGTCTTAATGTAATAGCAGGAAATTCTTTTCTAAGATCATATCTATTAATAATTCCAAATTTTTTAATAGTATAAGCTTTTTCTCCAGTATCAGGCCAAATTGGTCTTACTAATTCTCCTTCTGTACTTGTTCCATTATATAAAATTTCTTTACACATATTTACAAATACTTTATCTGCATAAGACATTTAATTATCCTCCAAAATGTTTATTTATATATAGTAAAGAAATAAATAAAAAATAAATTTAAAATAGGGTAAGGCAGATTTCTCTACCTTACCCAATATACTACTTAACTTCCTTATATCTATCTGGATCATTAGGATCATCAAATACTTCTTTTAATTCGTCTTTAGATTTGTTACATACTTTATTTACAATGCATGTTAAAATTCCGCCAGCAATCATTATTAAATAAAAAGCAATTGCTGCATGTCCAATATAGCAACATAATTCCTCATACCAATTTGGTATACCTCTAAAAATCTTCTTTCTCATAATAATTCTCCTTTTCTTTTAGCACAAAAGTTTCAATAGATAGATCCAATATCTATCCTTTATTTCACTTTTATATTAACTAATTGAAAAATTTAAAAAATAAATAGAGGAAATTTCTTTCCTCTATTTATTATATTATTTATATGCTGGTAATTTATTTACCCATTTATATAGATCTTCCATTATTTTACAGATATATTTAAATACAGTATAGTATTTTAATCTTTCTCCATCAGAATAAAAGAATTTAGAAAATACTAATTCTTTTGTAAAGTCATATCTTAAAATAATTCTATATTTACAATCTAATGGTTCACTTAATCCAATAGCTCCAATCTTTTTATATAATTTAGATTGATCAGATGGACTTACAGCTGTATATGATACTCTCCATCCAGTTGGTAACTGATCAAGATTTGGAATATCTTGTATACAGGTATTAAAAGCTATATAAGGATCTGACCAACATGGTTGAGAATCGAAGAAAAATATTTCTTTTTCCATATTAAGATTTCTATTATCTTCAAAGTCTACATCTGTTTCATAAACATGACCACTACAACAATACTTAGTTTTATATCCAAGTCTATTTAATTTTAATATCACCGGTGCTATTAATTCATCGCATTCAAAACAAGTAAGTTCTCCATCTGGATCATCTTCAGAATAATAAGTTGTAGTATACATTCCTCTAAACTTATTGTCTATCATTAACATTTATTTTTCCTCCTCTGTAATCGTATCAATAAAAACATCCATATGTTTATTCTGTGCTTGTTCAATCATATTACCAGTACCTTTTGATAATCCATTCCAAAAAGCAATAAGAATTCCTTCTACTCCATTAGATGTAGCATAATCTGCCATTTGAGCATTTCTAATAATTCCTGCTCTTCTTCCATATTTAAACCATTCTGCAGGAAATATCATAAGATTATATCCTCTTAATTTTGCATATTCTTCTCCCATTCTATCTGCACCAAGAGCATTACCTGATATAATAGTAATAATATCAAATGATTTTTTATATACTTTTAAAATATTATCACAATATCTACATAATCTTCCAAAATCATTAAAATCTCTTTTACCTGCAATAATAACTCTAAGTTCTTTCATAGTATACTCTCCTTTCATTATTATAATATCTAATTAAAAAAGATAAGGAGAGAAGTTAATCTTCTCTCCTTATATAATTATAATTTTACTACATTACTATAGTTTACTTTCTTTGCTCCAAAAGATCCTAATCCAACAGATTCTATTGGGAAATTACTTAAATTATCTTGAATAATAGAATCATAATCAATAAATGGAATTAACCATTCTGGAATAGGGGTATCTTTTGGTACTGCAACATTCTCTAATTTTCCACCAAATACTTGTTGCAGAGTTAAATTTTCTCCTATTTGTTTATTACAATGAGAATCTAATATTTCACAAAATCTTTCATATTGTGCAGGATATTGATCTTTTATAATTTCTACAGAATTTTTATCTACACTAATCTTTACTATATCTAATGGATTTCTATCATTTAAATCAAAACCAGGTAATCCGGTTCTTAAATGATTCCATGCCAAGGCAGCTTTAACGCCTTGAATCCTAAGAGGATTTTCATAATTATCAAATGATTTAATAATTGCAGGTTTATAGTACTTTTTGCTTCCTGATTTAAGATCAGTATAAATAGTTTTCTCTAGAATAGCAATATCCTTGATTAATTTTAATTGATCTACTTTTCCAGTAAGAATATCTTCAAGAAGAATTTTTCTTAATGCTTTTTGAGTATCTTTAGATGTTGAAGATTTAGTTAAACAAGGAATTCCTTTTACATCAAGTACTCCATTACCAAGATAATTTCCTTCTTGTAAAACTTGTAATGACGCATAATTCTTTTTCACACTTGTTAAGAGTATGCGTGCTAACATGAATTCGTTTTTCATGTTAATCTTACATAAATTATCTGCTCTATAAGAACCAGATTGTTTAGTAAAATCAATCATATAAAGATTAATAATTGTAGTTAATATATAACACATGATATTTATTAAAGCAAATTTTATATTATCTTGTGGTATAATCTCTAATGCATCTATTAATCTTTTTCTTTCAATAATTTCTTGATTATAGAAATTGTAATCTTTTTCATTATCAAGAAATTCCAATCCATTTAATCTAGATGGATCTTTAAGATCACCAAATTCATCTTTCTCAAGAAACTCTATATATCCAGTTTTATTAGTAGCATTATACCATTCTGGGGTTTCTGTATCTTTCCAATAATAATCATCTGATTTCTTTTCTTTTTCAAGCATCATAAAAAGATCTAATCTCTGATGAATAATAGGACAGTCATAATCTTTAAGATATTCCATATTATAATGATACCATGCATCCAATGATACAAAAGATGAATCAGTATCAGATACAATAGAAATATTCTTAATCATATTCTTATTACGATCCATTCTATCCATCCATTGATGATTATAAAATACATATTCTACTAATAAATCTCTAAGAGCATCTAATTGAGGAACAATTTCTTTTGGCGGTTTTGCTGGCTCTATATATGGAGTCTGCATTTTTGTAATAATCTCTATCATAAGATTTCTTGCTATAGGAAGATCCATAAAACAATAAAGATTATTTTTATAAAATATTCTATTTAATTCAATCTGATTACAATTCTGAAGTATAGAATAAATATAATTCATATCTTCATAAGAAGGAATATATTTATATCCACAATTCATCATTACTTTATTAAAACATTCTTCTAAGGTTACAAATCCAGAAGATCCTAATACTGTAAAATCATCATATTTCCAATCTTTGTACTCTAAACGAATATTATCTATAAAGATAAGAATATCATTTAAAGATGAGAATTTTACATTATTACCAAGAAAACCCTCAAAACAAAGAATTGCAGATGAAATAAGTGATCTACCTGTAGAAGTAACAGCAGGTGCAATATTAAGATCAAATAAGATAGAAACATATAAGCCGATAAGACCATAGATCCTAGTGTTCATGTAGTTCGTCAATCTACACAGTTCTCTTATGAACTTATTTAGAATTTCTCTAAATAGCAGACTATATCTTCACCATATCATTTAAGACTTAGGTGTGTCAAGTTTTCAAGTTTACTTAAACTCTACTCGGTTACACTCATCACCGATAGTCGTTGAACCTTCTTCTATTCTAGAAGCTTGGTTGCTGATTATCCATTATATATTAAACCCTTAGCATTATATATAAAATATTATATATAACTTTTATCTCAGCATAGGTCATCTCTCTACTTGTTTCTGGTTTCCCTCCATATAGGCAAGAGAGCTTTAGGATTTTCCAGCAATTTCTTGACATTACAACCTATTAGTTTCCTAATAAGTGGGCTATATTATTAACCATTTACATCAATCTTCTATGCCTTCACACAGGTCGCTAAGCTGTGCAGTTCTCTTATGAACTTCTTCAGGTGTTACCTGAATGTAGTGACTATATAATCACCATGCCAGATATTGGTTTAGGTGTGGGATTTTCGATTTAAACAGACTTACATTGCTAAAAATGCTGTACCCGCTTGGGCCCTACTCTACTTATGTAGATAGTCGATAAACGTCTCTTATATTTCTATAAGCTTTCGTAATTGATTGAATGAAGAGTAATTAACTCAGCCTTCTTCCAATTTTAACCCCATTTTCATCTATATATTTATATATAGAGGGACTGTGTTGCCAATCCAGCTGTTGAAGTAGATTAAAAGATTCAAACATCTCACTTCCCTTGGGATATTTGAACATTTCTTTTTTATGTTTCTTTCTTAAATCTAGAAAACTTTGTATAACTTTAGCCATTGGATTTGGTACTTGTTCATGTTTTTTAAACATTGTACCATAACTAGTTATAATTGGTTCTCGCTTTTTAATATAGTCAAGCATTTCAAGCATAGTCATTTGAACATTTTTATTTTTATATTTATTTTGAATATTCAAATCAAAATTCTTAAATCTCTTTTGTATACTATACTCTACTGCTTTTTCTATATCATCTTTATTCATTCTTGGATGAGCAGAACTTATAATTCTAGTTATTGTATCTCTATATTCTATTAATATAGGATGATCTCTTACATTTATTTTATCCATATATATTTTTCCTCCTTATTAATAAGATATTAATCTCTATATAATTATTTACCAAGCAGAAATATTCTGTTCTTCTATTATTAAATCATATCCTTCTGGAGCATCATCTTCTATTTCATATCCTACTATTAAAGCATTATTATATAAATTAATATCTTCATTTTCTGGATATATACTTTCTTCTCCATTCCATTCATATGATCCTCTAAATAAAATATCTATTTCTCCATCTTTTATTGTATAATTGGTTTCATCTCTATCAATAGTTACAATTTCACCATCATTTCTTTTAATTGTAATAGTATTAAGATATAATGGTTCTTTTTCTACTACCTTATTTTTATAAGTTCCAGTAAATTCAATTTTCATTTTGTTTCCTCCTTAATAATATTATTTAATTTATAATATTAAGCCCCAGGTATAGAAATATACCTGGAGCATTAATATTTAACATGTGCACTTTTTACAATTAATAAAACCCATTCTATTTCCCCATGTTGCTACTTTAGATCTTGTCTCAGCATCAGGGATAGATTCAATATTAATTGGTCCAAAAACCATAATAAGATTAGGGATTCCTTGACCATCTGGATCAAACTTAAGATACTCAAACATTCTGCATGTTCTATATCCAGTTTCAATCATTTCAGCTTGGAATCTATCATCAAATTCTTTCTTATAATTGTCTCTAGTATTGACATAATGAAGAAATGGGAAGAATAAAGCCATTCTTTCTTTAAAACTCATTTTATCCCAACTATCAATAAGCCATTTCCACCTATCATAATTTTCATCTCCAGATGGATAACTATTATTATTACAATTACAAGAACTATCAGGATTTACTTTAGTGGTACAAGATACACCATTAAAGAATTCTCCTTTTAAATCTTTCTCAATATATTTAGCCATAATTTTAAACATCCTTTATTTATTATCAGAATGTTCAAAATTATTTATTACTTCTCAATATCGGTGCAGAAGAACATTCCAGGCTTAATATCGAGAACTTCTTTAGCAAGATTTTCATAAAGAGTGGATTTATTTCCATTAATATCACCAAGGTTATCATCAAAATACTGAACAACCTTATTCTTAAATACTACATAGGTAGCATTAAAAGAGAAATCTCCTTCCATTTCCTGAATATAAGAAAGAGCCGGATTTCCTTTAAATGCAGCCTCAAGAATTGCTTTAGTACTATCAAACTTAACTTCTTCTGTAATTACGTTATTAGTAACAGTTACATTTCCAAATGCTTTTGTCTCAGGAACAATCTCACGAATAGCTTTTGCTTTGACATCTCCCTTAACATGGAAATCAATAACATAATTTTCTTCATCATAGATGATCTTAATATCAGGATCATCTCCAAATAACTTAGTCATCTGAGTATAATATTCAACCCATGGTGTAGAAAGATTAACCTTAGGCATTGATATCCTCCTTAGTTTCACTGATCTCTTCAGCAACAACCTGATCATCAGTTACAATTTTATCTTCAGCAGATTCTACTTCAGCTGTTACAGGTACATTTTCCTCAATAGGAGTTTCTACTACATTCTCCTGCTTAGTTTCTTCTACAGAAAGAGCAGTACCTTCTTCCTGAGTAGTTACAATTTCAATAGACTCATTATCATTATCCTCATTCCAATGGAAAAGATGATAATAAGACTCCATAATCTTATCAATTCTATTATAAAGTTCTCTTCTAAAAGAAGTCTTCATTCTTTCCTGGATATAAAGAATACGAATATTAATTCTATTACCATTAATATATCCACTTCTCTGAGCATTAGCAAGATCCATCATGGTATAATTAATCTGTGAAACAGACTTAGTCTCATCCTGAGCAAAACCCTTATCAGTAGTAAGATAATTCAGAATTTCTTTCATTGTAATTCTCTGATTACCTTCTTCTTCAGATACATTAGTAGCGACTAAATTATCAAGATACTCTGCTACAGATTCGATCATATCAAGGTTTCTGTTCTGCTGCTTAAGAATTTCCTGCTTCTTAGCATTCTGGGGATTATTTTTATTATTTCTGTTAAAATTCCCATTCTTTCTATTGTTGTTAAAATTCTTTCGATTGTTGTTACCGCTATTGTAACTCATAACAAATTTTCCTTTCTTGGGTTTGCCCAAATTAAATTAAAAAGTTTTGTAATATATAGTGAGTATAATAATATTTTTTAATTCCAACTTTCATATAATAATTAGATATTTATGTAAAGTAATAATACGAGCTCAATTACTTTACTATTATTATAATATCTAATTATTTAAAATATTCTACATGTAGAAAGGAAAGTATTTATTATGGGACTTTATTCAAACAATGAGGAAGATTATGGTCTTGATATGAATGCACTTGTTGAAGCATTCCTTATTGATGATCTCACTCATAATTATAGTGAGGATACTATTCATGAGTTCTGTGCTCCTGGTGGACTTGCAGATGCATTACTTGAAGCTAAAGTTCTTTCTAATAAGAGAACTGTTATCAGACTTGATAAAACTGCCGATGCTTTAAGACGTAAAGTTATTACTGCTATCCAGATGGCTAGATCTAAGAAAGATCCTCTTTATGCTAAGCTTGTAAAGTATCAACTTCTTCGTAAGCAGACTAGACAGAAGATTGTTGATAAGTATGGAGCAAAGGCTACTAAGGCTGCAATTAAGGGCCAGAAACAGTATGTTAAGACCATGAGAGGAGTTAATATTTCTAATAATATTAATTCTTCTATTGCTGATGCTAAAGAAAAGAGTAAAAAATAATATACATTATTAAAATTTCCCAGTAGGTTTAAACCTACTGGGATTTTTAACTTCAATATAATATTATAAGTTTAGGAGATTTAAAATGCATCTACCTGAATTAGGGTCATATCCATTAACACTAAGAGATTTTGAAGTTAATAACTCTAGAAGAGGAGAATTACTTCTTGACTATACAAATTATGAATTATATTATATAAATAGAAACACTGGTGAAAGAGTTTCTATGGCTCAAGATATTTATCAAAGAATTCTTAGAGCAAAAATGCAGAATACTAATATTATTAGATATGATAATACAGAACATCCATCTCCTGTAATGGGTGGTAATTTATCTTTGCAGAATGGTACAGTATCTGGAACTACTGTTAAAATACCAGAAACAAGAGATACTTATGCTCAATATAGAGAAGAGCCACAAAGATATACTCTTATATTAGATGAAACTATGTATATTTATCCTCCAATAGAAGAAAGAGAATATAATACAATTTATTATATAATAAATCACGTAAATGAAATACAATAAAATAATTCCAAGAAGGACTTAATCCTTCTTGGAATTTTAAATTATACATTAAATTTAATTCCAATTTTATTTTTAAATTTAGATTTAGTATTATTTAAAGTATAAGTTACAGGAACTTTTCCATATTGAGATCTATAAATAACTTCCTGTGTACTATTTTTTATAACAACTGTACAAGGAGATTGATTACAAACAGAAATAGCCTCTTCATATTTAGGAGTTTTACATACTTCTTTAGAATTTCTAGTATTTTTTACAATATATAATTCTCCAGGTTTTCTTATAGGAGATCCATCTTGATTTATAAAATTAAGATATATTGCAAGTAAATAAGATAATTTATTTACATCTAATTTTACACTATCTGAAATAATAATATTTTTATCTACCTTATTTGTATACCATATACTAGATTTTTTAACTTTTACAGTATAATTATAATTACCAAAATTAAGAATTCCTCTTAATCTTTCTGCTTCTTTTTCTGTAGGAACAATAAAATCAGAATCAGTAATTTTTGTAAAAATACAAAGCATTGATGATTTATTTAATATATTATTATGAATATCTGTAACAGTAGAGCCCAATAATAAATCTACTTTTTGAGTATCAATTTTCTCAGGAATTTCTCTACCAGTATTATTATCAAACATATAAATCTTGCCCATAATAATACTACCTCCTTAAGTAATATTTATATACCCATAAAGCATTACTGGGTCTTTTTTCATATTTTCAATACCTTTTATTTTTGTGATTTTTGCTCTTCTATTATAAATTCCATCATCATAAAAATAAAAAGTTCCAGATACATATTTATCTGGTTTCATTGATTTAGAATCTTTATATACAGCTCTCTTTTTTAATGTAATCTCTAATCCTGTTTTTGGTTTTATAATATCTACAATAATAGGATTACCATCTGGATCAACTATTTCTGATTTATCCCACGGATCAAAGAAAACTTCACCATCATCTCCAATGAATACTTTATAGCCTTCATGCTTCATAGCTTCTTTTAAAGCATCTTCATATACTGGAGATGCATAAATTTGAGTATCTGGATTATCCCAATTAACTCTTACTCTATACATTTGAAGACCAAAATTTTTATTTGTTTTCACAGCAGTTCTTCTTTCTGTAAACTTAACTATTTCTGAATCCCATTTATATAATTCATATTTCTCAATTATATTAAGCATATTCTGAATAAATGAAATATCATCATTTTTCCTAAATTGATCTTTCATAAATCCAGCTCGTACTAATTTATCTAAAGAATCTTTATAATTATAACAACCAATAATAGATTGATATTTTAAAGGACCATTTTTAGATCTTCTTGTTGTAATTATATAATCTATATAATCTTCTATTGATTGGTCAAAAGATATATATACTTTATAAAGAATAGCTCCAACTTCATTACAATCAGATTTTTTATTATAAATCTTTTCCGATTGTTTAGAATAGCATTTACCAAACCAATTATCATCTATAGATAAATTAAATAAATTTCTAGCAAATGCTGCTTCTCTACTTGTGCCAAAAGATGATTTTATAATAGCAAGCATTCCAATAATAGAAGGACAAATTTTTTCTTTACTACACTTATTTATTGTAGTATATTTTATCATCTCTAAAAATGTTTTTTCAGAAGTTGTCATATATAACTCCTTATATATCAGATTATAAAGATGTTTTGGAAAATATGAATTTATAGAAAGATATTATTATAATGATAGACAGTGTAGCTATCATATATTAAAGAAAGGTGTATCTTGTAAAATGTTTGGTAACTTCTTTTATGGTCCTAGTTTTGGAGGCGGTTCTGATACTTCTACATATGCAGGTTGCTATGATAGAAAAGCCTTAGAAGAAGGACGATTAGAAGAATGGGAAGAAAAGGAGGATGATGATAAAGATACAGATAATTAATTATTAATTAAAGAAAATAATAAAAAAATATACCAGAGGATATAATATATCCTCTGGTATTATAAGATTATTTTCTTTTTCTCTTTTTAAAAGACGGCTTATTAAAATTATATTTATTAAGATCTTTATATCCATTTTGATTCTGAGACTCTAACTGAGTTTCTTCTGTATTACTAATAGTCTCCTCTTCAATTTCTTTTTTAATTTCATTTACTTCTTCTGAAGCTTCCATAATAGGCTCTTCAGGAATAGATTCTACAGAATTCTCCTCAATAGTCTCAATATTATTTTCTTCAATTACTTCCGCTGTGGAATTGTTATGTATATTTTCTTCCTTTTCATCTTCCTTTTCAATAGATGGAATATCTTCTTGAATTTCTGATTCAATTTCTTCAGAAATGTTATTAATTGCTTCATCTTTAACCTCTTCAATATTATTTTCTACAGGATCTTCTTTTACCTGTTGAATTTCAATTTCTGGATCTAATTTAATTTCATCATGAACAATCACAGTTCCATCTTTTTTAGGCTCTTTTTTAATCTCATCTTTATAGAATTTCTCTAAAGTATCATAATCCATATTTCTTACAAAGTTCCATTTATCATTATTAAATACTTCAAGATCACATGCAGAAGTAATACGTCTTGCATAAGCAAATGGAACACTAGAAAACATAATATGTGATCCAGATTTATTTATATTTCTTCTATCAATAATACCTCTAGAAATTAATCTCATAAGATTAGCTCTATTAACTCTAATATTTCTTCTATTTATAAAAATATTCATACAAAATCAAACCTTTCTTTTTATATATAATTGATTTATCATAAGGTTAGTAAGATAATTAAAAATCCCCATAGAGGAATTAACCTCTATGGGGTAAAATGGAGTGTGCTTATAACGATGATGTCTTAAATTATTCTGCTACAACTTCTACAGTTCCATTGTAAGCAACTTCAGCCTTATATCCTTTTGCAATATAATCTGTATTCTCAAGATTACTGAACTTACCACCATAGATAAAGTTCTTGCAATCGGATTCAGGAGTAAGAGTTTTAACTGCTTCTTTAGCAGAGAACACTCCACCATAAATTCCAATAGTAGTATTTTCAGTAGCAACACCAGTTGAATTAGGATCACCTTCCATAAATGCAGCACCATTTGCTTTAAATTTGCCACCGAGAATTTTAACTTCAATTGGAAGCTTGGTAGAGTGCTCTGCTACAGAAATGCAAAGATTCACTCCAGTGGAGCCATTTCCATTTTTGTGCTGAGTTCCTTCTCCTTCTCCAGTAGAAATATATTCTCCGCCTTCAATAGTAAGTTTACCAGCACGAATCTCAACAGGAAGGAAAGATTCAACCTTAGAGTTTCCACCAAGGAAATATTCTCCTTCACCGGCAAAATAGAGTCCATTAGGCTCATCAGCAGCCTCTGCTCTAGTAATAGCAGTACCATTAAAATTAAACTTAGTTCCAGTAGATGTACCATTAGATGCAAATCCATACCAGAATCCATCAAGAACTACATCCTTACCAATATTAATAGTATTATTCTTGGTCTTACTATTAGTAAAGATAGCAGCATTACCAATAACTCTAATCTTACCATCAATATTAAGAATAGGATTCCAATCATCATAGATATTAGACATAATAAATACGTCACCATTATCCATATCAGATGCTTTAATGGTACCTTCTCCTATAATATTAAGGGTTTTATTCCAGCAATAAATAGGCTCATTGCAAGTAAGGCTAGCTTTATTAAGCTGAATAGTAACATTGTCATGTCTATATGTCTGAATATAATTATTCATAACAGTATTTTTATTAATGACAATAGTACTACCATCCTGAACTCTCTTAAATGCATCTTCAAAAGAATCAACTGCAATTCCATCTACAGTAATAGGATCAAGACCAAGCTTATCTTCCTGACCAACAATAGTCTCTTCTTTAATGCCGAGTCTATTGTCAAAATTAACAATTACTTTCATAGTCTTAATCTCCTTTATCAACCATTATTTTCTCCAGATCCTTCTCCACTCTGAGAGCCAGAATCTCCACTATCGGTAGATCCACTATCTTCACCAGAAGTTTCTCCACCTTCCTCAGTAGACTCTTCCTTCTCTGTATATTCAGAAGAAACAGAGATAACCTTAGAAGCTACATCTTCCTGAGACTTACCCATATAAATATAATTTACACCATCCTGAAGTTCTTCCTCTTCACCAAACAACTTAATCTCAGAATATCCCTCGGCTTCTGCTCCAGACTTATCAAGCTTAATAGCAAACCAGAAGCCATTCTTATCAACAGCTTCGATATCAAGCTTGGAATAATCTTCAACCTTAATAAGCTTACCAGAAAGAATAGCATTATAAATTTGAATCTTATCCTGAATCTTCTCAAGACCTTCAGCATCAGCCTCTTCCGGAATAGAGAAGAAAGAATCAAGTTTCTTAATACCAAACTTTTCATCAGCTTCAACAGTGAGATCTTCACCAGCTGCAAGATGATCATACTGCTCAAAAACATTATCTACATCTACAGGATAATACTGATCATCTTTAACAATAGCTACATAAGAAGTATCAAGAAGAGCAATAACCTGTCTTGCAACATCAACTTCTACAATATCAACGAAATTCTCCTCATTCTTAGTAAGGACTTTATCAGTAGCCTTTCTGGTAGGATATTTCGGTTTAATAGCGACAAAAATCTTATCAGCCATGATTATTATACTCCTTTATTTTTTAAATATCATCGTCATCATCTACTAGATCATTTACATCTACATCATTATCTAATGTATCTGCATCGTCTCCAATAGCTGTATCAATGATTTCATCATCTTCAAATGGGTCAAATGCAATATCTCTCTCAGCAGCAATAATATCATCTGCATCTAAACCTTCGAGAGTATTATCAACCTCATCTTCTGAATAGTCAATATTTGTATCAACTATTTCATCATCTTCGTCATCTACTAAATCTTCAATATCTTCATGCATAGAATCTAATGCTGCATCTACATCATCATCTCCAATAAGAGCAGCATCAATAGAATCGTCAAACATATCAAGAGTATTGAATTCATCACTATTAGGAATAGTTCTTATCATAATATATCTATTCCTCCTTTAAATATCATCGATGTCATCATCGTCATCATCAAAGAGATCATCATAATCTTCATCACTAAGATCAATATCATATTTATCATCATCAAGAAGTTCATCTACATCTTCTTGAAGTTCAATATCCTCTTTAGTGAATTCTTCTGTGAATAGATGAGCACCTTCATCTTTATATCTATCTTCAATGACACCAATAATCATATCATCTGTGTCATCAAAAAGATCATCGATATCTTCAATTGCATCCTGCATTTCGATATCCTCTTCAAAAAGAGCATTTAAACTCTTCATAATTTAGATCCTCCTGAAATATTATTATGAAGTTCCTCTCCTCCTTTAACTTCTACTCTTGTCATTAAATCTTTAATATAAAACTCAATGACAAAAATAAGCATAGGAATTAAGAAATAATTTTCTGTATTATTTTCTGTTTCAGTTATTCTCTCTAATGGAATAATATCTTCTACTCCAAGATCAATATGATTAAAATATTTAATAATCATATTATATTTAGTATATTTTGTATCCTGATCAAATAACTGATTTTCTAAAATATGCCCAATAACTTGAGGATCAAGAATATCAATAGCATGAGCAAACATTTCGGCTACAGGATCTGGATCATTATAATTTAATTCAAAATAATCTTCATATCTAGTACCAAATATAGTACCTGGATCATCAATATATACAGCAGCAGATGAATGCTTACAAGAAGGAAGTTCTTCTTTTTCTCTTGTTTCAAATACTTTCCAAATAGATCTGTTATATTTAATATTAAACTCTGGTCTTAATGATGTCTTATGATCAACAAAGTCATATTTAGAATCAGCTCCATTAAGAAGTTTATGTCTAATTATGAATTCCATCATATAGGGATCATAGAAATAATCAGAATTCATATTCCACTGACATACTCTATATAAATATACAAAAGTGTATGTCTGGACTTTATTATTATAATATAATCCTTTAAAAAGTTGTTTCATATTTATAGCTGTATCATCTAATATTTTACAAATATCATATTTGGTTTTTTGTAATACTGATGCATAATTCGTACCAATATTACCAGATACAAATTCAAACTCTTCTACAACAAGTTCTTTTAATTCATGATCTGTTAAATGATCAAGTTTATACTCAATTCTAAAGTAATTACCACCATTTTCAAAAGTATCAGTAGTAACAGAAGTTACATTAAACTGATATCTTTGTTTAATCATAGTAATTACAAAATTATCTCCTACATATGGATGAATAGTATTAGGTAATATAATAGCATCCCCAGTAATTTCAGAAGATTCTAATCCATAATCTCCACCTTCTAGAGTAGTAGCAATTCTGTCTATACCAAATAAATAGAAATTATGAATCAGATTAAATCTTAAAGGAGATTCTGGACCATGATCAGCATATGGAATTCTTAATGCTGGATCTAGTGTGGTTCTATTAGTATTTATATTATAATAATCCACAGGAGTAGCCTTTTTATCATTAAAAAGATAAAAAGGATTTTTTAATAGATCTTTTTGGAGATCTATCATAGACTGTGTCATTACTCTATGCTCTGTATTAACTAAGCCCACTATTAGGACCTCCATATATTAAATTATAATGATGTTTTTGGAGAACCTATTAGTGCTTATCAAAGAAAGAGATATATGCAGCCTGTTTAATAATATCATCTCCAAATGTAGGAAGAATTTCTGATTTAACAATTTCTTCTATTTTTTGAATATCATTAAAATTAAATAATCTTGTAGAAGAATTTTTTATAATATTTATAAGCCTTTCTAAAACATCATTATCCGTATACCCAGTAAAATGTGGTGCATGAGGTAATTCTGGAATTTTAAATAAATCCCAATATTCTAAATCATAATGATAACTAATCATTCCTTCTGGAGTAGGAGCACCAATAACAAACATTCCATTATACATAGTTCCATCTTCATGTATTTTAGATTTCCAAGTATATGGTAATAATAAAAATGCAAGTGCTGTTAAGATAGTTCTATGTTTATATAAATCATTAAAAGAATGATACGTATCTGATAATTCTCCTACAGATTCATCAGGATTTTCTTTTTTAAAAGAATCAATTAATCTTTGAATATGCTTTAATTGTATATTCATTTTTAATCTCCCCAATTATTAGTAGAAAGTTTATCTATTTTATCATAATTATTTAAAACAAATGTCATTACATCTTTCCAATTAGAATACATCTTTTCTATTTCTTGTATCATATCATTACATTCTAAAATAGTACGATTTCTTTTATTTTCTTCTTTAAAAAATGTATCAATTGGTAAAACTTCTTTAACCAATTTGTTTAAATTTACAGCAAGAGTATTATCTATAATAACTCCAATTGATTCTTCTGTAAAATTATAAGGATATTTAATTTTTGCATGATCGTGTTTAATTTCAAGATATTTTAATATTGAATAAAATTTATTCTCATTATCTTTATCCAAATTATACCAAAAAATAGAATTAAATGGTCTTATTTCTTTAGTATATGGATTAAATTCAAAACAATGGTTACAAGAATACAGTATCATATGAAGGTCAAGATTATTATTTTTCATTCTTGATTCATATGATTTTAAATAAGTTTTCACATAATCAAAATCTTTATGTTTCATGATCCTACAATTTTATTACCTCCTTTAATAATAAAATAATCTAGACCCTGTGTCTATTTATTTAGGAGTTTTTCAATCATCAAAGAAACTTTTTACTTTAGATTCTTTATCCAAAGGCTTTGATTTTATAACTCCAGAAGATTCATTATTATAAATATAATTTTCTGCTTCATAAGTTGTTTCTATATTATATCTCTTAGTAGAGCTATATGATTCTTGATCAAATAATGAATTGCCTACTAATTGAGATATATATGGTGTAATTAACTGAGATGCCCATGAGTATAAATCACATGTCATAATAAGATAAACAAATTCTTTCCATTTTGTTATTGATCTTATTGTGAAATAATAATCATCATTTATACCAATATTTACACCATAATCTAAATCATTTTTATCTAATCCTTCATATAAAGTTTGAGAAAATTCTATTTTAGAATTTTTCATAGGATGAGATACAACAGTAGAAATTTTATTTGGTATAATAGTTAAAGAATCATCCTTATTTAATGCATAAGGATCAAATAAAATTCTATCAAATTCTAAAACTTTATCTCTTAATCCTAATATAGAAAATACTGGAATTATAAGATTTCCATTTTTATATTGAGAATTAGAAGATGGATAATCTATTCTTAAATAATAATTAAAATTTCTTTTTGCTGTTATTAATTCATTCTCGTTTCTATATTTATTACTTTTATATTTAAACTCTTCATATATTCTTTTTTTATTATTATCTTTATCTTTAAATCCAATATCTATTACTAGTTTTAAAGATACATCAGAATTAAAATTCATTACAGTGTCTATTATTCTTTCATATTGAAATAATAGAGCAGCTCTCATTTCTCCCATTATAATCTCCAATAAAAAAAAAATAAATTCATGTTATTTATTTAAAGGTAAAAAAAGAAATAAAAATAAAATATACCAGAGTAGGAAACTACTCTGGCATATTATTAAAACTAAATTATCATGCTACATTATTATTCATGACACCAAATGCATAATTTGCATCTCCATATTTTTCAGGATCATAATCTACCCAGAATTTCTGAGCATATGCCTGAGCCTGAGAAGGTTCATGATTAATATTAGAGATATGGAATATTTTTACCTGATTATCACAGATCAGTTTAAACTTATTACAGTTTGTATATTCGCATACTCTAAATCTGCATACAGGAATATTGCTATTCTTTAGAATGTTAGAGATATTAATTACCAATTTCTTCCATTCATTGAAAGAGATAGATTTTCCATCAGGTTTTTTAGTAATTTCCTGAAGGTTACTTAAATCTACTCTATCAATAAAGTGATAAGTATCTCTAAAATCACTCAATACTCTAGGAAGCTGTTCATTATTCTTTTTCCGGTCTTCTTTATCAAAAGTGCCTTTAATTAATTTTTCAACAGCTTCTTTCTGAGAAATTGCTACAAAAGCACATCTCTTAAGATCAACATTCTGAAGATTATTATTAATATTGATTACTCTTAATGTATCTCCATAAATAAGGCAAGGATCAATTAAGAGTACTCTTTTTTCTTCAGAATTTTCTCTATTTATTAAAATAGCAATTGCCATTCCAGGAAATACAGTAGGTTTAGATCCATAAAATACAGAATAACCATTCTTTCTAGCTAAATCAGTAAATCGATTCAGCTTAGGAATAAACTGTTCTGTATCCCTATTATTCCGATCAATTGTAGGATCAGATTCTATAGGTCTTGAAACAGGTTTTACTATAGAAACATCATCAACTTTCTTCTCTTCCTTTTTAGGAATATTTTCTTCTTTTGATTCTACTTTTTTAGTTTCTTCATTCTTGTTATCCTGCTGATTTTCTTTTTTACTATTATCAACAGTAGCAGGTACAAGTTTAAATTCTGTATCAATTACATTATCTTCCTTGATGGAATTTTCAAAATTTGCTTTTAATTCCTCTACTGAAGAATTAATTCCTGTTGTATCAACTACAATTGCTTCTTCAAAAGGAACAGCTCCTTCTTCATAATCGTCAACAGGATGTTCTGTTTCTAACTTTACTCCATCAACAGATTCTCCTGTATTAGGCTTATCTGCTTTTGTATTCATTACTTCTGTTTCATAATAATACATAAAAGCAGATTTTCCATTTTCATTAAGATAATAATACCTCTTAACTAAATCCGGAACGTCATCCATCATCTCAATATAGTGATTCCACATAATAGCCAATTCAGGCTTTTTAGGAACCAGTCTATACTGATAATTTTCACTCATAAATTTATCAATAAGATATGAATGAACAACTACCCAAGCAGCCTCTTTAAGAGGATTTCTATTCCAGCTCTTCTTAAAAAGGCCATCTTTAGGCTTAATCGTAATTGTTTTACCAGTATTATAAGCTTTTCTGATATCAGAAGAACAGAACTTATCCCACATTGTATCATACTTAGCATACAGGTCATTATTAACCTGTCTATTTAATACATTAAAAAATCTACAAAGAGGAATAAGTTTACTATCAGCATCTCTACTAGGATAGTTGCTTTCAAAAAAGTCTTTTACTAACCAATATACTTCTCCATCTTTTTCTGTAAAATAGGGTTCTGGAGTAAGTTTATGGTTCATAAACTTTTCTAAATAAGGTTTAATGACAGATCTATCTCTTGCTCCTCCTTTAGATTCAACCGCAAGAGAAATTATAATGTTACCATTAGAATCTTCTTTTGCATTATAATCAAAAATTTCACCAGAAATTCCCATAGAATCATATTTAGATTCTGCAGGAACATTCTTGAGAAACTCTCGAAGATTCTGAGATTTGTTTGCTGCTTTCTTAATTGCATTAATCGTACCCATATTATTCTCCTTTCTGGGCTCTTTAGAAAGATATAGAGAACTATTCCCTATTCATATTTATTATATCTATTTATAAAAAATAATAAATAAGTCAGAAGAGATTTCTCTCTTCTGACTATATTAATTTTGTTGTGTTCCAAAATATAGTGCTGGTATCATTTTTTCTTTTGTTATAATAAATCCTTCTTGAGGTCCTATTACATTCATTTCTAAAGCATTTTTAAATCTATCTTTTATATTAACTCTTGTTTCTTCTTGTAGATTATATAAAGTAGGATTATCTACATTCATATTTTTACATTCTGATGCATATTTTGTAAATACTGATTTTTTAGCATTATAATATGCATTTAATTGTTTAAATCCTACATCTACAAGTTCGATATAAACAGTATCATTATCTCTAGTTCTTCCAAGAGTTTGTCTTGCTAATACTTCAGATTTAAATGGTTCAGCTAATACTACAGAATATTTTAAATGAGGAATATCTTCACCAGCTCCTGCTGATTTTGTTGTTGTAAGAATATATTTTTTATTCTTTTCTTCTTGTTTATTTTCACTAATAGATGTATAAATTCCTATATCATATTGTAATTCTGGATAATTAAATAATATTCTTTGCTTTACTTTAAGTATTGCACTATTTGTTCCAATATAAAATAATGCTTTACCTCCAGATTTATAAATAAGAGAAAATATATAATCAAACATTATCCAAAATCGTTCATTTCTCATTAAATAATCTATATATAATGGATTACTAATTCCATATACACTTGTTTTACATTTAGTAATATCAGATGGTTTAGGATAAGAATTATATTTTATTGCTATATATTTAGTATGAGCATCTACATCAGGATTGAATAAATCTATAGATGGTACATTTTTCATATATAGTTTATAAATCCTATTTTCTGTACTATCTGATCTTGATGGAGTTGCTGTAACATAATAAGTTCTCCATACATCTCTAGCAGCAAAATCTATAAGACTCATATTTAAAAAATTCTGATGAGCTTCATCAAATACTTTAATTCCTATTTGTAATTTCTTAAATAATTCTCCTATAGAATCCCATCCATGCATATTAGCATATGTTTGTAAAGTAGAATGAGTACAAAGATACAATGATTTATTCAATACTGTACTTTTATTTTCCAGTATTCTTGTAATCATTGGTCCTCCTTCTAATTTTACTATTTCTGAATCATCTATTGTAGTGTATTCTTTTATTCTCTCTATCCATTGATCTAATATACCAGTTTGAGCAGTAATTACTATAGTTCTAATTCCTAAATAACTAATTGCTGCAGAAATAACAAAAGTTTTTCCTTTACCAGTAAATAGATTTAATGCAAATTGAGATTTTCCAGAATTCTTTTGATATTTATCTTTACATAATACAAAATTTAAAGCTTCTATTTGTACATTGTCTCTTGGCCCCATTTTCATTTTAATAGGCTTTTGATTATATGCAAAATTATAATTATGAATTACTGTAGAAGTAAATTCTTCTAATTCCATATTAGAAGTAATTTTTCTTTTTACATAATCTACATCAATTCCTCTAGGAAGAAATAATCTTCTAGATTGTTTATCATA